AGATATCTATATTTCTTATAGTAACTATTAAAATAGTTACAAAGCACTTCGTGCAATAGAGGATTTTGCTAAAAATAAATAGTTCTAATTAATTTTTATTAATTGGTTCTATTTTTAATAATTAATTGCTTCCAGGGAGAAAGCAAAAATAGGGCCTACAAACAATCTTCTAAGATGGGGTGGGGTAGTTTCACCACTTTTGAGGCTAGGGCCTGCCCATGGCCCGATTCTATGCTACAAATTGATGTTATGATGGGGTTCTACCCATAGTTTTACAGAAAAGGAGTTAAAATATGAAATTTATCGTTTTTGATGATGAAATCACTACTAAATCAGTAACAGAATTAATTGAAAAAGTAGATGCTGATTGTGTTATTTATTTTAGTTCAGTTGGAGGTGATGTACCGCCAGGGAACATATTTATTGATTTTACTAAAAAGACTGAATATAAAATAAAAATGGTATCATGCCATAATATTGCTAGTTGTGCTTTTAATATGTTTATGTTTAGCAATTCAGAAAAGGAAGTAATGCCATATACTATTGGAATAATTCATTTAATGGATCAAGAATTGCATACTAGAGATACTTTGAAGAAAGATCCAATAGAAATGTTTATTACACAACGTATAATAAAAGAAAATGAAGAAGTGCTTAGTAAATATGCTGAATTGGGGATTAGCGCAGGGCAACTTAAACAGGTTGCTCATGGTGAAGATGTAGTTCTTTCAACGGAGCAAATTATAAAATGTGCAAAGGTAGCAGAAAAAATATATCATAAAGAACCTGTAATAGAAAAATAATGATGCTATACTATTTACGGTTATAGGGAGGGCATTTTCATGGGAATTAAGAAGACTGCTAAAACATTACTTACAGACATAGAAATTTTAAAGTATATACAAGATTATGAAAAACGGGAAATTCCGATAATGAATACATTGTGGGAATATTATCGCGGTAAAAATGTGAAGATATTGAAACGAAAGTCCCCAGATGAAAATAACCCGGATAATCGGATTCCAGTTTCATATGCAAAAAAGATTGTAAATACATTTACTGGATATGCTTATCGCCCAACATTTATTACCTACAAAGCAATGGAACATAAAAAGGCAGAAGAGGATAAAAAAGCAGGTGTAGTTTATACAGTAATAAATAAAATAAAAAATATTGGTACAGAAAAAGGCACTTCTGTAGTTAATAATTATTATAAAAAAATTCAGGAAGTATTTGACGATAATAAAGAACCGATAAAAACGAATAGAGCAGGCAGGAACACTGCTATTTTTGGCGTTTCTTACGAAATATTGTATATTGACACAGAATATAAAAATGGTGCTGATAAAAAAATGGCAATGAATAATGTGCCTAAATTTTTTACTGTTGATCCAAGGGAACTGATTCTTCTTTATGATTTTTCTCCAGAACCAAAAAAAGTGTTGGCAATAAGATTCTTTGATACGGAAGATTCTAATGTGGGAATTGTTGAAGTATATTCTGCTGATAAAGTAAAAGTATATAAAAGAATTCGGGAAGAGCAGGGCAATGAATGGAAAGAAAAGCTTGTTTTTGATCGCGAGTATATCAACTTTTTTGGCGAAGTGCCCATAATTGCTTTTTATCTTGGGGATGAAATGGATGGCATATTTGCTTCAATTATTCCATTGATTGATGCTTATGATGTATTGATGTCGGATTCCATGAATGAATTTGATCGTTTTGCTTTTGCTTATTTGGTAATGAAGCAGTTTGGCCTTTCTAATATGGTTAAAAAGCAAGCCCCCGGTTTTGAAAATAAGGCATTGCAGGTTTTGCGACACAGGAGATTATTTGAGCATTTGCCAAAAGATGCAGAAATATCTTTTTTAACGAAAGATATTCCGGTAGAATTTATAACATATATGTCAGGTATTTTGCGGGAACAAATTCATATTCAATCACATGTGCCTGATTTTACCAGTGATAAAATGACTGGGGCTTCTGGCATTGCTATTCAAAGACTGCTATTTGATTTTGAAAATATTGTTGCTAGTGCAGAAGCTGATTTTAATGTGGGGCTGTATGAAAGAATTGCATTAATTACAAATTATTATGCCATGCTGCCTGCAGGCATACAAGGGGAGCCAAAAAATATTGTGATAACTCATAAGCGTAACATTCCTACTAATATTAATGATTATGCGGAAGCAGCAGTTAAACTCAAAAATGCAGGTTTTAGTAGATATTTGGTAGCTGAAATGATGCCTGATGATATTATTCCTGACGTTGAAGAAGAACTTGCACGGCAAGATAAAGATAATGCCCAGTTGTTTGATTTGGATGAAGCAAATAAGGATTTTGTTGATGAGGATGATTCTGCATCTAATGATCCAAATGATGATGGGATGGATGACAATACCAAGGCAGCATCTGATGCTAAGAAAAAGAAAGAAGGAATTAAATAATGCGCTTATTTCATTTATGTAGAATGGTGGATATTAGTGGGGTGTCTGGTATCGGCGTTGTTGCCCAGGGGGTAGAATTTGATGATGGGGTCGCAGTTATGCGTTGGATGACTGATAGGCGATCAACTGTAATTTTTAAATCCCTTGAGGAATTAAAAGAAATCCATGGGCATGGTGGATGTACTACGATAGAATTTGTTGATTCAAAGTAGGAAGGCAAAATGGAATCAGATGTTTTGGAAAAAAAAGTAAATGCAATTCTCAATATGCAAGAAGAAGCATATACTAAAAAAATTGAGAATGAATTGTATAAAGCATTAAACACATTACGGGGAAAGTCTGATTCTATGTACGAAAAATATGCTGTAGATGGGATCATTTCCCGTTTGCAGCTTAGGAAATATAAAAGATATTCAAAAATAGAAAAAGGGATGATTGCCAGTTTAGTTTTAATTATAAAAAACAATTTAAGAGTAATTGATGATGCCATAATAGCCATATACAATGAAGCTTTTAATGCAGAAGCATGGGCCATTGATATGGCTACTGGTTTCAGATTGGATTGGGATACTATTGATACTACAGAATTACATGATATTTTAGATGATGAATTTTATGATATAGCGAAAGATCGGCAATTAATGCTTGCTAAATTTGCAGTACGAACTGCGTTAAATACCAATTTAGTTGTTGGTAAAACAAATTCAGAAATGAATAGCGATATTAAACACAACATGAATAAGCTGGCTATGGCAGCTATTTTACTTTTGCATACACAATTAGAATCTGCAAAAAATGCAGGTAAATATGCAGCGATATTAAAAGCACTGGAATATGGAATTGAAGGAGATCAAATATGGGGAGGTATTATTGACTCGAAAATAAGAGATTCTCATTATTTAATGGCATCACAACAGGCAAAGAAAAATAAGAAAACGGGGATGTTTACATTGCCTGATGGTGAACGCACTCCTTATCCTGGTTGGATTGGTTTGCGCGCCAGAGAACGTTGTAATTGCCGTTGCTGGATTGATTTTATAATAACTAATACTGATAAACTAGAAAATGAAAAAATATATGAATATTCATCATATAGTACTTGGATGAAATCAAGGAATAAATAATTTGGGAGGTGCATAGTATGCCGTTGAAAAAAGGGGATAAAAAGAAAAAACAGGCAATGGAAAAGGAGTATGGTAAGAAAAAGGGGGAAAGCATTTTTTATGCTTCTGAAAATAAAGCCAAGAAAAAGAAGAAAACTTCTAAAAAATAAATATTGAGGAGATTTTATGTCATATATTAATGATTATGTATTTGATTTGGCATTAGCATACATCGATACTAATGCAAGCCGATTGGATATATGCTCGCAGGAACCTGCAACATATGCTGCAGCTACTGCGACATATACTTTAGGAAATAAAACTGCTATTTCTGTGGCTGCTCCTACAAACAGAAGTCCAACTGGAAGGCAGGTTGTGGTTGGGGCCATTACTACAGGAACAGTTACAGGATCAGGTACAGTAACCCACTGGGCAATTACAGATGTTGCAAATTCTAGATTGGTAGCAACCGGGGCGCTTTCTGCTTCCCAGGCAGTTGTTTCTGGTAATACTTTTACATTGGCTGCATTTGCCATTGGAATTGCTGATGCAACATAATTGGAAGTAGAAAAGCCACTAAAAAATTATACCAGTTTGGTATATGTATAAATGTGTAAAACGGCTGTATAATACAGTTGAAAAGGATCATTATGAATAAACAGCGGCAACGAATATTGGAAGCAAAACAGCGGCGTCTGAACTCTTTGAGGGCAGAAACCACCGGGGTGCCTTCTGAAAATATTGTGGAAGCTCCTAAAACGGAAGAAATAAGTAATCCGAAAGAACAAGAGCAAGCAGCAGTGAAAGGATTGAATGTTCAACCAACTGTGGTTAAGCAGACTTTGCCACCATTTCCAGTAAAAAAGGATTTGGGTGTAAAATCTGAAAAAATATCAGAAAAGAATGGGGCTTCAAAGAAACATAAAAAGCATAAGAAGCAACTTTCGCCAAAGGAGAAAATAAATGGACATGACGCTTGAGGATGTAAAAGCATTTTTGGAACAGGATACAGATGAAATTAGGGCATATAAGGAAACCCTTATTCCAACAAATGTAATTTTTGCAGATAAACTTGCCGAGTATCTTGGCACGGATGATGGGAAAAAGATTATTCAGCCTATGATGGATCGGCGGGCACAGGAAGCAGTAGCAACACGGGATAAAGTGTGGGAAAAAGATAAACTGGAACCGGAAGTACGGAAAAGACTTGCTGTGGAAATGCTTAAAATTCATCCAGAGGAATCCCCTTTGGAAAAAAAGATCCGTGAACTGGAAGAAGCGAATCTGAATGAAAAAGCAGAACGTGCAAAAGATAATTTGAAGCGGCATATTGTTGAAAAAGCGGCAGAAATGAAAGTTGAGCCTTTTTTCCTTAAAGATTACCTGCCTGGAAGTGAAGAGGAAGGTGAATTGTTCTTGAAGAATATTCAAGAGCATGAAAAGAAAGTTCGGGAAGAAGTAATTAATGAATTGATTGCTGCAAAGAAATTTATTCCTAATAGCGGAAATCAAAAAGAACGCAAAATAGATCAGCATTCTTTGACTATGGCTGAAGCAATAAAACTGGAGCAGGAAGGGAAACTGGACAATCCAGACTAAGTGTGTAATATGGAGGTAAATAATTATGGGTCTTGAGAATTTTATTCCTACGATTTGGAGTGCAAAACTTTTTGTGCGCCTTCGCAAGGCATTGGTATTTAGTTCGCTGGTAAACACCGATTATGAAGGTGAAATCCGGGAATTCGGTGATCGTGTAAAGATCAATGAGCTTGGGCCTGTAACCGTCAGTGATTACGCCAGGTATGGAACACTTAGTTGGCAGGAACTTTCTTCTGCACAGAAGGAACTTGTTATCGATCAGGCTTCTTCGTTCTCGTTTAAAATCGATGATATTGATCGGGCACAGCAGAATCCGAAGCTGATGAATGCAGCTATGGATGAAGCTGCTTATGCTATTGCTGACACGATTGATACGTTCCTTGCAAAATTCTATACCCAGGCAGGTATTACCAATGCTACAAATATGGGAACCGCCACTACGTCCATCGCTGTTTCTAGCGGTAACGTAATTAAAGTTCTTTCATTTGCTTCTCGGTATATGGATGAGCGCAACGTGCCTTCTGGAAACCGGACGATGACCATTACCCCCTGGCTTCATCAGAAATTGCTTTTGGCTGAAGTTGGCGGTATTTCCGCTACGGCAGTACCAAAAGTGTTTGATGACGGCACCTTGACTTCTGGCTACATTGGCGATGCACTTGGCTTCCGCATGGTTATGTCTAATAACGTACAGGATGTTGCTACTGGTGCAACCGTTGTTTCTGCAATTATGGCATTTAATCGCACTGCTATCAGTTATGCTGGGCAGATTACGCAGATTAAGGCTGTTGATCTGCAGGATTCCTTCGGGCAGGGCGTTAAGGGATTGTATGTGTATGGTGGTAAAGTTGTGCGCCCGGATGCACTTGCTTGTTTGTACCTGCGGGAAGTCGCCGGTTAATTTTGGAGGAAATAAAATATGGGAACTAAGACTATTAATCCTGTAACCCCTGCACTTACGGGGGCTGCAGTAACCAAAACTGCTACTGGTGGATCTACGGGCACAATTCTTGTAGCCGCTACCACCACGCAGAATATTTTGGATTTTTCAAAGTTGGCAATTGTAATTGAGAATTTGGCTACTACAGCCTCAATTGTTGCCACCATCAAAAAGGGAGTAGCTTTTTCGGAAATTGGGCAGGGGGATGCCGCCGCTATTACAATTCTGGCAGGAACTACCAGAATTATTGGTGGGGCATCTTTTGAATCTGCACGATTCCAGAATGCTACCGATAAGGTGGAAATTGGGATTACTAGCACTGCCACTGCATACGTGTATGCAATAATGGGGCCTGGTAATCAGTTGAATTAAATACTGAGTGCAGTAAAGTAGAAAGAATGGGTGTTCTTTCATCGGGAGTACTTTACTGCACTATTTTATTTTATGGGGCTGCAAATAAAACGACATCTTATATTGGTGATAAATTGCATTGGATACTTGCAGCAAATACCGATTACTTGGTTAAAGTTTCCTTTTCTGCAGCTTGTGCTTATGCACAATAAACTGCATTTTCAGAAATGTAGAATGAGGTGTTAAATGACTACTCATTTTTTCCCATTAGATTTAACATTGTTTTCTGAAGAAAACGGAGAATAAAAATGCCATTGATAACCCCCACTCAAGTAACTGTGCTTTCAGATACTACCATGACGGTGGGAACCATTATTGCAATGGATTTAATTGGGGAAATACGCGAACAGATTAATCTGCTTACTAATAATTACTTTACATCAGAATTGTATGTGCAGAATACAATGACATTTAATAAAACTGCAAGAACAATTATATCTGGTGATAGTTTTGAAGAATTTGGTTTTGCTGCAGCAGATGAAATATATATAGCAAACAGTTATCGTAATGACGGTTATTATACCGTTGCTTCTGTGGTTGGAGAAACTTTAACATTGGCGTCTGGTGATTCTGTTATATCGGAATTATCTGGGCGTTCTGTTCTTATTTCAGTAGTGCAATGGCCTAGAGCAATAAAGAAAGCTGCAGCATTAATGATTTCTTACGATTGGGATATTCGGAAAAGAAATGCAAAGGGGCTTACATCAAGAACATTGGGGCCATTAACTGAGCATTATGCCCTTGGTGGTTCTGTAGATAATGGTTCAGCATATCCGAAAGAAATAACGGATTTATTGATTCCATATAGAGTGGCACGGTTATCATGATGTTAGAATGGTTTTTAACTATGACAGACGTGCAAGTAGTGCGTCATGTTAAAACAGCGAAAGGTAACGGAGGGTTCACGACTGCTACCGCCACTACTACTTTAAGTAAGGCAATTATATATCAAAATTCTGGAAGACGTTCAATGTTTAGTGATAGAATTAATTTAACGTCAACCTATGAATTGGTAACTATGCCATCTTATTATGCATGGAATAGGAATGACCAGCTTGTTATTCATGGGGGGGATACTTTTGATATTACAGTGCATCCAGATAATGTAATGGGACTTGGAGAAATAATGGTGGTCGGTCTTGAATTAACAAAATGAAAAATGTACGAGTTACCATTGATACTATTTGGAATGGTGAAGATGTAAAAATAAGAGGTAAAAAGGTAGTTCAACAAACAGGATTTGAATTGGGAAAACTGGTAGAAAAAACTGCTAGATTTTTAGCTCCTGTTGATTCTGGGTATTTGCGGGCTTCCATTACTACTCAATGTGGCAATGGAATTGGAACAGAACCTGGTAATCCTGCAGCTTTAGGAGGAACGGGTAAACAGAAAGGTGGTGGTTTTTCCAGTTGGGAAATGACCATTCAGGCCCCAACTGATCCGAATGAAATATATGTTGGAACGCCTTTATATTATGCGTGGCATCAGGAATTTGGCACAATATATATGGCCCCGCAAACCTTTTTACGGGCTTCATTGGAATTAGCAAAAGGGAATATGTTAACCATTACCAAAGTAAATGCAAAATTTTATTTTGGAGAATACTTAAAAGAATGGGATGCTTATTTATCTAGCAGGGGAGTGTAAATGGTAGTAGAAGAATTTATAGGGGAAACCCTATGTGCAGTAACTGCCATCACTGCATTAGTGGGTACTAGAATAGTGCATGGATTACGGCTACCAACAGAAGGTGGTTGGGTAATGCCTGCAATTAATTATTATGCTTTGCCGGGAACAAGAAAAGGCGTTTCAGTAACTACTTTTTCGATTAACTGCAGGGCACGAGAAATAGATGATGCTAGGAAAATATCCAGATTAGTTTTGGATACTTTTGTAGGAATTGATGGCATGGGTAAATATGGTGGAACTACTACATTTAGTGCTTATCGTATATTTTTAACTGCTGACCATCAAGTTATTCCAGAAATAGGCGGTTATAATTCGCCTGTTGATATTACATTTGTTTATTAATGGAGGGATATTATGCCTTTGTATCAGAACACGAGCGTTGATAGCACCAAATTAATTATTGGTAACTATAAAGTTGAATATGCCCCGTATAGTGCAACCACACATACTGGGTGGGTAAATCTAGGAGCAGGAAAGGTAAACAGTTTTGGGCATACCATTACTGAGTATGATGTGCAGGCTGGAAACGCCCCCGATCCTATTGAAGGTATTTCTGAAGAAACATTTAATGTTGATATGGAAATGATTGAATATACACCTACCACTCTTTCTTTGATTCAGGGGGGTGCAATTACTGTTACGCAATCTACTGCTTCTACTGTTATTCATGGTGGTGGTAATGCTCAGAAAACTGCTTATGCATTGCGTCTTACTAACCGCAGAATGATTTCTGGGGCAACTGTACAGACTGTTATCTTAGTATTTAAGGTAACTGCAAACACAGGACTGCAATTTACAGTAAAATCTGATAATGATGCTGACCCGATAAATGTTATGCCCGTTACTTTTACTGGCAAAATTGATGGGGCCAGAACTGTAGGTAGTCAGCTTTATACGATTACAAGAGATAAATAATAAGGAGTCTCCCGATGAGTAATGTTATTGATCTTGATATTTTGCAACCAGAAAAGACGGAAGTTATACTTGCTGGCAAAACAATTGATGTTTCTTTTGTACCTTGTGGCATTACATTTGAAGTGGATGATATTGTTCAGAAGCTTCATGCAATTCCATTGAAAGAAATACAAAAAGGTAAAAAGGAATGCAAGGATGCCTTTGAATTATCTGTGGAACTTTGCGCTGCATTTAGTAGCTACAGTTATCCTGAATTGACAAAAGATTGGATGCTAAAAAATGCTTCTGCCGATCAGATTGCTAAATTTGCTGATGCAATTAAGGCTGCATTAACAATTTCATTGGAAGGGGCTAAACGGTATCAGTCAAAAAACTAGAGGGGGGCCAAGATGATAAGGTTCATCTTGGTTCCTTATTTATAAGTATGGCCTTAATGTATCCTTGGGCAACAAAAGAATACCTTTTGCATAATATGAGTTTGGGGCAAATAATAATGTATCATAATTTGGGAGTACGGCAATTAAATAAGACAGAGAAAGATAAAAAAGATACATTAGTAGGTAAATCGTATGAGGAATTGGCCCAGATAAAAAAGGAAATGCAGGACGAGGGGTGCATAGCCCCTAGCCATACAACAGAAGCCTTAAAAAAACAATATGGGGATATAGAAGATGGCAAATAGTCTTGGCGATATGGTAGTAAGAATCGTTGGTGATAGTAGCCAACTTGATTCTTCAATAGATTCCTCTAGGACTAAAATAACACAATTCGGCACTTCTGCTGTAGCTGTTGGTAGGAATTTATCTATCGCCCTGACTGCCCCCATTGTTGCTATGGGTACTGCTGCTCTTAAATCTGCTGGTAAAATTCAATTGTATACTACTTCATTTGAAACATTGCTTGGTAGTCTTCCAAAAGCAAATGCGCTGCTTTCAGAAATGCAGAGTTATGCAGATATAACCCCATTTAATCTTGTAAATATTGCCGATGCCGGAAAACTTTTGCTGCAATTTGGAATTGCAGGCACAGATGTTATGGGCATACTTAAAACAATTGGCGATATATCGCAGGGCAGTAATGAGAGATTTCAAAGCCTTGCTTTAGCATTTGGGCAGTGTACTTCTGCTGGACGATTGCTTGGGCAGGATCTTTTGCAGATGATAAATGGGGGATTTAACCCATTACAACAGATATCTAAAGAAACAGGAAAGTCACTCGAAACACTGCGTGATGAAATGCATAAAGGGGCCATATCTTCTGATATGGTCGCTGAAGCATTTAAACATGCTGCTGAAGAAGGGGGAATGTTTTTTAATGGGCTGGAACGTGCTTCTAAAACGCTCCCCGGTTTAACCTCCACATTGCAAGATGATATTGCCTCATTAGGGCGTTCTTTTGTTGCTGATTTAATGCCTAAATTATCGGAAATAATCAAGGGGCTTAGTGAAGCAGCTAGATGGATTACTGATTTAGATAGCAGTACTAAAACATTTATTGTTTCCATGGCTTTATTTGCTGCTGCCTGTGGGCCAATTGTTTTTGGTATTGGAAAAATAAGTCAAGCACTTACATTTTTACAGGCCA